GCATAAATCTAATGCAGTGCCTATTCGTAGAAAAGAAGACGCTAAATCAATAGCAAATATGAGGAGATAGTATGAAAGTCGAAGTTCGTAATAACAATGTTGAAAAGGCCATGCGAGTATTGAAGAAAAAACTTCAAGAAGATGGTATGTTCAATGAGTTGAGGAAACGTGAGTTTGCCATGACTAAAGGTGAAAAGGGTCGCAGGGCAAAAGCTGCTGCGAAACGTAGAACCGAGAAGAAGCTTCAGAAACGATTAGAAGAAAAGGGATACTAATCTATGCCTAGGAAAAAGGTGACTGTTCAAACTGATAATTCAGAATGGAAAGCTCCAAAGAAACGTAGGAAACCACGAAAACCTATGACTGAGGAGCAGAAAGTAGCTGCTGCTGAACGTCTTGCAAAGGCGAGAGAGAAGAAGGCAGCTGCTGATCCGAATTATGGTAAGACTAATATTCACGAAAGTCTACGTAATTTGCCAGACGATCATCAGTTACATCCGAAGAAAGTCAAGGAATGGATTAAGACACAGAAAGACCTTGCCTCTGCCGAACGTAAGAATGTGAAGGCTGGTGTGAAAGGTGCAGAGGCTAGAAAGTCTTATGCTGAATCCTATGTTCGAAGTATGAAGAGTTATCTACGAACAGGTGATTGGTCTGATATGTTCTACGGAGAATATGCAGACAAGAAGATACGCAACAGATGTGTTGCATTAGGTTACTATTGGTATGGGCCTTTTAAGGGTGAACCAAAACGAGATGTTGGTACTTTTTATCCAGACTTAGGTTTGATCTGGACACAAGAAATGAATGATGAACGTAAAGGTATAAAAATAAATGACGAAAGACCCAAAAGACAGCGAGCTCCCCGAAAACGTAGTAAGAGGGCCGTGGGGAAGCGGACAAGTAAAACAACCTAATATCGATGTAGTTCAGGCCCGAGAGAACTTAGCTTTTGCTGATGATCTAACTCAAACCCTTATGATTCAAATGATTCATTCGATGGGCGAAAATGGTATTGATGTCAGTGAAAATTTATTTATTCAAGATATGGGTATGATTATTGAACTAGTGAAAGCAACGATATATAGAGATATGGGCTACGTTCATGCTCTACAAGGCTTAACAGATACTTTTGTCGATCTTACTATAGAGGCAGATAATACCCCAGTAAGTGAAGTGGACGTAAAGTCTATTGATACGTTTGTGAAACAGTTTAAGGATGAACATGATGACCCCGAAATTTCATAGCCCATTTTCCCCAATGATAATGGAATCACAAGTTCCAGATCGATTCGTTGAGATTATCAATCGCACAGGCGATGATGTTCTGTCTGATGACAAGAAGAGTGCTCAATGGGATTGGTCACATAAACTTGTGGGTAAGGTACATAAAGAGATACAAATTCCTATCTCAGACAAAGAAGAGAAAGAATTTCTTTTTACTGTTATGAAACAGGGTTGTCTAGATTATCTAGTACGTTCAGCGATGAATAATAAGGCAAACGGTTGGAAGAGAATGGCTGGAGAGGTCGTACCCTCACTGGACAACATACACTTAACACAGAGTTGGATTGTTAGTCAGTATAAAGGTGAGTTTAATCCTTGGCATCATCACACGGGAGATTTTTCTGCTGTGATATATCTTAAATTGCCGGATGGTATGAATGAAGAGATCGCAGTGGATTTTGAAGATCACTATCCGGCTAGTGGTTTGATTGAATTCTGTTATGGTGATGCTCAAGATTTTCGAAGTGATAACATTAAGTTTAAGCCAGAGGTTGGAAAGTTGCTTGTCTTCCCGTCATGGTTAAAACATTTTGTGTATCCTTTTCAATGTGATGGTGAAAGAAGGAGTATGAGTTTTAATGCTCATATGGTGGTAAAAAAATGATTTTAGTTGATATGAACCAGATTAGTCTGGCTAGTGTAATGATGCATTTGCATATGACAAAGAACACAGAACCAGACGAGAATATGGTTCGTCACATGATACTAAATTCCATGAGAATGTATCGCACTAGGTTTTCTTCTGAATATGGTGAACTGGTTTTATGTTACGATTCCAAACACTATTGGAGGCGTGATTTCTATCCACAGTATAAGGCCAGTCGGCGCACCAAGAGGGAGTCGGATGGTAGGAATTGGGATGCAATCTTTGAGTGCTTAAACAATATCAAATCAGAGATCAAAGATAACCTACCGTACAAATTTTTAGAGGTATACGGTGCAGAGGCTGATGATATCATTGCCAGTCTGGTTACAGAGGTTGCAGAGGAAGTACTAATTCTCTCTGGTGATAAAGACTTCATTCAGTTGCAACGATACCCAAATGTTAAACAGTACAGTCCTATTACTAAAAAGATGGTAAACGGTGAGAATCCTAACTACTATTTGATAGAACATGTATTCAAAGGTGACGCCAGTGATGGTGTACCAAATGTGCTGTCGCCAGATAACACTTTTACCGATGGGCTTCGACAGAAGCCACTTGGTAAGAAAAAGATATCATCGTGGGCTGATCATGAATTTTCAGATGTTGCCCCTAATGATGAGGTCTTGAGGAACTACCAGAGAAACAAGAAACTCATAGACCTAACAGAGTGTCCAGAAGAACTTAGAGAAGAAATTCTGGAGAACTTTAGATCAGCTGAAATACCTGATCGAAGCAAACTACTAAATTACTTTATAGAGAAGAGACTAAAAACTCTAACCGATTCAATAGGAGAATTTTGATATGCCCGAACAAACATATACCCCACTGTATTCAGAGGTACTAGAAAAACTTGGTAAACTGAAGACCAAGAAGCAGAAGGTGAAATTCCTTCAAGACAATAATACGGATTCTTTCCGTATGGTGATTAAATCCTCGTTTGATCCTAAAATTGTATGGGAACTGCCGGAAGGGCCTGTACCGTATGTACCTAACGATGCCCCAGAGGGTACGGAACATACAGACTTGGCATGGGAAGCTAGAAAACTGTATAACTTCATTCGTGGTGGTAATGGAGCAATTTCCCAGAATAAACGAGAAGCTATGTTCGTACAACTATTAGAGGGATTGCATCCTTCTGAAGCAGAACTTTTGGTTGCTGCGAAAGATAAGTCCCTACACAAGGCTTACAAGGGATTGTCCCAGAATGTAGTCAAGGAAGCGTTCTTTTGGAACGATGATTACATGTTGATTGAACATGAAACCTACGATCAGGTCAAGGGTTCCGCATCAGGAGTCTAACTTTTTTTGAAAATTCTTTAATATCAATGACTTAGTGTGCCATTATTTGCTTGACTATGGGCCTTTAGTGTGGTATTCTGTATATAAGATAAGAGATTAAGGAGTTATCAATGATTGGTATCGAAGTTACAGGTGGTCGCAAAAAAGACCGTGAACTAGCAGATGAGATTATCTGGTGGTGCATGGACTATTTAATGCCTCGTCATCGTGTGTTGGATATTGATCTTAAATTCACTAAGACAATAGAAGATGGTGCTCATGGTTTTTGTTACCGTGGGGATGATGATCGTGACTTTATCATAGAAATTGATCATCGGCTGCGTAAGTTGGTTGGTGAAGAAGAGTTGATTGAAACCATCATTCACGAAATGGTGCATGTGTGGCAGGGCGCCACAGGTCGTATGAAAGACAAGTTCAAAGGTGGTTACAAGCAGTTGTGGAAGTGTAAGGACGGTAAGTATCGTAATTACAAGAACACTGAATATGCAAAACAGCCGTGGGAAGTAGAAGCCTATCGGATGCAGGGCCCGTTAACTAAACTGTTCATGAAGGAGTATGGATATGAGTAAGATGAAAAACTATATGATGGATATCGAGGAGTTCTGTGATGGATACTTCTACGGTGGTGACTCAGAGTTCACCATTGAAGAGGTAGCAGCAGATGCTGATAAGTTCTTTCGGTCAACCATGGCTGGTGATTATGCGAAAACATACTTGAAGGAACAACTAGGTGAATTTTAAATTAAAAGCAGCTTTACTGGCAGGAGCAATATTGTTTCCTGTCAGTTCGTCTAATGCCGATCCTTACATGGTTCGTTCTGCTGAATGTCTGGCATTAAATATGTATCATGAGGCTCGAAATCAAGGCACCGCTGGTATCCTTGCGGTTACAGGTGTGGTCTTCAATCGGGTAAATGATAAGAGGTTTCCTAACACCATATGTGCCGTGGTCGAACAAGGGCCAACTAGAGAGTCTTGGAAAACTAAAAAGACCCTTGACAAAAATGATGCAGTGTACTATCCTGTTAAGAATAGATGCCAATTTAGTTGGTTTTGTGATGGGAAGTCTGATGTACCTAAAGATGAGGAAACATACATTCGGTTTCTAGATTATGCTAAAGCATGGTTGAACAACACTCTCCCGTTTTTGGATATTACGGATGGTGCTTTATTCTACCATGCAGACTATGTAACGCCCGGCTGGGCAAAAACGAAACAGAAAACTGTGGAAATCCAAGACCACATTTTCTACAGATGGGAAATAAAATGAACTTAAAATATTCAAAAGACGTAGTGAAAGACTACGATAATCTAAGTGATGGTCGTAAAAGTTATATCGTGAAACGTGCTAAGAAGAAAGGTATGGCTGTATCTCATTACCTTTTGGAGAAGTATAACAGCACAAAATTACGTTATTCGAGCCTTAACTGATGAACGCAATCCTAGACACTCTTGAGGAGCTCAAATCATGAACATATTTTATCTAGACCGTGACCCTGTAATTGCGGCCCAAATGTCTGCCGACAAGCATTGTATTAAGATGATTCTTGAGTCGGCTCAAATGCTTTCGACTGCCCACCGTGTTCTTGACGGTGATAAGTATGCCGATCAAGTTGGATTGTACAAGATGGCTCATAAGAACCATCCAAGCACAATATGGACTCGTTCTGGTCTAAAACAATATTTGTGGTTGTATGACCATATGCTTGCTCTCATGAAAGAGTACACATTTCGATATGGCAAACATCATGCAACAGAACGTCTGATTGGCCCTCTTGCATTTGTTCCAGATAACATCCCATCGATGTCTTTTACCGATCCGCCGCAATGTATGCCTGAAGAATGTAAGGGTAATGATACTGTACTTGCATATCAGAAATACTATATAATAGAGAAAGCAAAGATTGCTACTTGGAACAAAACACGATCAGCCCCAGAGTGGTGGAAGGACAGTTCTGATGGAGAAAAGAGAGGGTTATTGGGATTACATGGGGCGCAGGCTGCATGAAGACAGACATGGTAAAAAGGGGGAATTATCTGTGGATGATATGTGGAAACGAGAGATAGCAGAAATGCAGAAGACAATCAATTATTTGCAAACTAGGGTTAAAGACCTACATGTGCGAGTACATGAACTAAATAGTAAGGTCGCTATTTTAGGTGGTGATTCTAGACAATTGGAGCTGGATATATAATGCCAACATATACGTTTTACGATACTGTTACTCAAGAAGAGTATGAAGAGTTCATGTCAATGAGTGAACTTGATGAATATAAAAAGATAAACTCAC